CTTGGTTGGCATCATAGTCGGGATGTTGATACTCAAGGTTGTTCATGCAGTCCACCTAGTCGGTTGTTCTGTGGTGCGCTCTTTGCGAATCGGGAAAAGATACTCTATAGCGTAACCGAGCGCATCATTCATATGATCGAAGCCGTCCTCTTTGTTTGGCTGACTTGTGCCCTCTTTGTAAGTCTGCCGCTCCAGCGATGAGATGACTTGCTTGCACTTGGGATCAACTAACAAAGTGCGCTGGCCTGTCGATGACATGAGCTTGCTATTGACTGAGTTAATCCGATCCCGCACTGGTGGGTGGCTGTTTCTTAGCTTCACCCGAAAGCCTGCGTTTTGCAGGATAGATAGGTCAGTCCTACCACCTGCACTTGTCTTGCGCTGCTTGCTGGCTGGGTCTGGGTAGATAGTGACCTGATGCTCTCGGTATCTTTGCAGGATCTCGTCTGCCATCTCGTCAGTATTTGACCCGTATATAACGATCTCGTCTATAACGTGCATGGTGCTGCCGTCTTTCACCATAACGACTGCGCTCATTGGATCGAGGTTAAAGTCCATACCGATATGAAGCTCATCAGCTAGGAAGCCTTTGCTTACGCTCTCCTCTCTGCTGAATGCGTAATAGATTACCCCTGAGTATGTGACGAACTGTGCCTCATACTCTTGGGTGAACGTTCGCTCGTCTAAGTCTGATCTCGCTTGGTCGATCTCAGTCGCCTCAACGTTGCCGCCTTGGATGGTCGTGTACTGAAAGGCTTCCCAGCCCTCCTCTTTGTCCGTGCCTCGCGTCCATAGGTCGTAGAAATGGTTCCGCCCCTTTGGTGTGCCGATAAACAATGCAGACCCTAGCCTATCGCTAAGACTAGGACGAAGCACCTCAAACCATGCCTCTGGTCGCATATCAGCGAACTCGTCCATCACGACAAAATCTAATGCTCTCCCTCTTAGGTTGTCAGGCTTCTCTGCACCCTTGAGCGAGATCGTTGAGCCGTTCCTAAGCGTGAGCGATAGAGCAGTCTCATTGCGCTTGGTCGCGTATCCATCCGGCAGCGCATCGTTAAGCATATTCCACGCGATCTCTTTTGCTGCCTTGTAGGTGGGACAGACTAGCCAGCAGTTTTTATCGTGACCTGCTAGTGCCGCTTTGATTAGCTCATGCACTGAGAGAAAGGTCTTGCCGAACCGCCGCCCTGCGACAACGACTCGGAACCTGCTCTCATCGAAGAAGATGTCATCCTGTGGCTTTGTTAGCTTCATCAGCCCGCTCGATGATGATAGGCGGCAGATCTTGTGGCTCTGGCTCTGGCATATCGCTTTGGCCTAACCAGTTCTTCCCTAGCCAAACCAGCATAGTCGTATTGCCATCCATGGCTGCACTGTATTGTCGTCTGCGTAGGCTCATCTTGCCTGTGGATGCTTTTTGTTTGAAATAGTCCGCAAAACTTAGCTTATGCTCACGATGGCATGCCCTGTTAAGGGTGTCGTAGTCAACGCCAAGGATGTTGGCTTGCTCTTCGCCTGTGCAGTGAATAGCGCATAGTTTGTCTACTTGATCCCAGTCTATTTGCTTTTGAGGTCTAGCCATGAGCTTCTTTTGTTTGGAGCGTTGAGGTCGGAGTTGCACCGCCCTCTCCTGCTTGGATAGCAGGCGTGTCGCTTTCTACACTTTCAACGCGTTTTGGATAGGGTTTTGATAGTCCACTGATTTGCTTTCTCATACCCCTGTCTAGAGGCATGAGGTATACGTGTTTGCCACTAACCCTTTTTATTTGCAGATTTTTTGGCTTGATCTTGAGGCTATCAATCGTCCGTTTGTGTGACCACTTGCCCTTATACCAAACCTTTTGCGCTGTTCCTGATAATCCAGTGTAAATCCAGTTACCGGCTTGATACACACCACCATGATGGCCCATCTCTGGGTCTGCGTAAGACACAATCAACCTTAGTTTAGGGCTGAGTTTGGACAACATTTTGATTGCTAACGATGTGATCTGAGATACTCGACTTTTGTGATTTCTCAGCGCAATTCTAACTAACTCACAGCCTTGCTCCGCATTTAAGCTATAAGGTTTTAACATATTTCTATTTGCACCCCTGCCGAACACCACTACACCTATAAATTTGTCTTGCTCCCAGACGCCAACTTTTACCAACTTACCTGTCGGCAGGCACTCGCTATAGTGCCAGTTTTTACAAGCGAAACTCGTCGCCTGATGGCTAGCCCAATGCACTTTCAAATTATGACTGCTCTCTAAGGTCAAATTGGCTCCCGCAGTTTGGGCAATGTATCCATTTCGGATCTAGTCTATCAAGAGCACCTTGCTCGTTCTCTGAGGCTGGCTCAAAGTCGACATTCTGTGTGATCACCTGCAATTCTTCGGCATCGAAGCCTGTTAAGTCGACATCTATTTCTAGCTCTGTAAGTCTCTCAATCTCTACCGCTAACAGGTCGTAATCCCAGCCCCCGTTCTCAGTGAGCTTGTTATCAGCGATCACATAAGCCTTACGCTGCGCCTCGGACAACCCTGCAAGCGTAATCGTAGGCACTAGCTTGAGATCGAGCTTTTGCGCTGCTGCCAGTCTGCCGTGCCCTGCGATGATCCCGTTATGCTCATCAATCAAAATCGGATTGTTGAACCCAAACTCTTTGATGCTGGATGCTACTTGCGACACCTGCTGATCGCTGTGCGTTCTAGGGTTGTTAGCGTAGGGGATCAGATCTGTCGTTGCTATATACGCAACCTCAAGCTCACTCAATGACTGGCTCCCTAGCGTGACTTGTTGCTTTCAACCATCAGCATCATGGCATTTCTCTTTGCCTCTGGTGATAGCTCTTGGAAGTGATACACGCGCACGCTGCTTGCATCATGGCTGGCACCAGTGTGTAGAACTCCTCCCGGCATCGCATGGGTCTCGCCCTCGTAAGGTGTGCCGTCAATCCTGTAGTGAGTGATTCCTTTCATCCTTTTGTAGCCCTTCTGACTGCTTTGCGTTCTGCCTCAGTGTAGCGAGCCGAGCCTTTGCCCGACTTGGTCGCTTTGTTTTTGGCCCTAGATCCTGCCGCCTTTTGGCCCGACGATAATGCTTTACGAGCCGCTTTAGGTAGGTAGCGAGACTTGCCCTCTTTGCCCACATAATCCCAATCTTGCTTTGTCCACTGGCTCAGACGATTGCTAGCTGACTTTCTACCTGAGTATTTACCGCCAGCGTCCTTGTAATATCTAACGGCAAGCTGCGCCGCTCTGCCTGACCATTTGCCGCCCATCTTCCGCTTAGCTCTGGCTTTGGCTCTGTCCCAGATTTTAGGGTTCAGCCTCTTTGCTGTCTCTGCCATTACTTCTCTCTAGCCACAGAATTGACTTTCTCGTATGAGCGCATAGCGCCTAAGCCGAGCATGCCCATCATTACTGGAACGAGTAGCGTCGTATCCACTTCTGGCACCGCAACCCAGATGCTGATTATGTTAGCGATGATTGTGTTGTACAGTAAACCGAGCGCGCATATCCACCCGATAGCTGGTCTCCAGCCTGCGACGAACAGCGACTTGTGCGCTGCTTCCATCTTATTGATTTCTAGTTGGCCTCGCAGTGCTTCCTGTGAATGGCGCTCGCTCATCGTTGCGATTTCGTGGGCCAAGGCATTCTTTTGGTCTTTGTCCTCAATGAACTTATCAAGCAGTCCAGTCACTGGCCCGATCAACTGCCCGACTATACTCATCGTCCGTTACTCCTATTTGACCAAGCCTGCGCCCCGAAGAACGCCGCCAAAATACCCGCCACCGACACGAAGTAGACCGCAGCCATGTCACCAAGAATCGAGGCCGCTTGATTCATGCCGAAGAACTCGCTGACCACCACTAGCGACGGGTAGAGAAGCATTCCCCAAAGAGCGAACCAACTCATAGCTCTCTGCGCGTCTGCTCTCTCATGCGCTAACTGCATTTCTTGCAACTTCTCTGAGGTTTCTAGTTCTGAGTCACTCACCACACCGTCGCCGTCTAAGTCCTTGTCGGCGTAGATCGACCCCTCTTCAAGCCGCTTAGCCGCCATCAGTTTTCTTTGCCCTTGTAGCCTTCGGCATGACACCTGACACGCTGGTAATCTTTAACGTGAAATCTTTACCGGCTGCCTCAAACAGTCGATCCAGTGCGACCCTACTGCTGTTTACAAAAGGCGCTTGCCCGTTAAATCCCCACCCTAGCCCCGGCGCTATGCATCCTGCTAACTGGGTCGGCTTGTTGGCTGAGTGAAAGAGTATATGCGTCCTGCCTTTCACATCTTTGACCTGTACCGCATCTGGGTACTTGTCGCTGCTGTAATCCTCGCATTCATACTCGCCCTCTGGGATACACGAAATCCAAGGCTCGTTATTGCGCCATGCTCTCTCTACCGTGAAGCATGAGAAGTCTATATCAGCGCCCTCAACGGTCAGCTTTCCTGCCGTTCCCTCTGGTGCATACGCGAATCTTTCGATCACTACCTTCATCTGGCCTCACTTTCAAGGATCGCAAAAGCTGCATTTTTACCGATTTGTGATCCTTTATTCTAGCAGATTCGTAAAGAAAAAGTTTATTTGCTGATTTTATTGTTTATACTTTTAGTTTATACTGTGCTTGTCATTAAGGAGAAACGACATGGCTATCACAAACGGAACCGAGGTCGAGTATCAGGGGCGCGTTCTGCGTGTTTCTGGAAGGACTCTCAACGATATGTTCGTGGACGAAGTCGATGTGATCGAAGACGACGGGCATATCAGGACGATCATTCTAGGGCAACAGCCGAGCGATCACCGATCAGCAACGGTCGATGCTTCCCCAGAGTGGCTAGAGACAAATCGCGCATACGAGAAGCGTCGGGACGCTGAGAGATTAGCTCACGCCGCACGAGACACAGGCTTAACGCCAAAGCAGTTCGCAGACGTACAGAGTGCGCTCGCGTCAGAACGTGTAAGCAGAACAGACATCGCTATCAGGCTTCGTGATCATCAGAGAGATTCTTCGCCTAGCAAGTTCATGCATGGTCTGGCTGATCAAGTGATCGCATGGGCTAAGACGAATCCTAGTGACCGTAAATACCGCACTCCCTTGAGCGTCAAACAAATTACTTATTTCAAATAGGAGCGCCAAAATGTCTAATCACTACACAGATGTGCTACTGGAAAACTTGTACTTGGAAGCTATCGACAAAGGCATGACTGACGAGGAGGCTGAGCAGTACGCCAACAAAGAGTCCGAAAAATATGGAGACCTCCCATGCGAATTAGACTGAGATACCCTCTGTTGCTGCTTGTGATCTTGGCTTTCGGTTATGCCGGGAATGCAGACTTTGATGACGCTCTCGCTGAGGAGCAACGATACATTGAGCGCGTCTGTGATGGCGCTCACTCTGATTATTTATCACTAGGAGTCACCTGTGCCGAAGTACCACGTCCTCTACCATGAGCTAGTGACTAAATACATTTTGGTTACTGCTGATAGCAAGGAGCAGGCAGAGATGCTTGCCTGTGAAGATCGAGGTGTCTGGCTACACTTACCTGAAACGACTAGCCACCATTGCCTGCGCGTTTGGGACTCTTCGGTTCCGCATTTATCGCACGAAGAGATCCACGAAGTCCTAGCCGACGCTCATGCGCTAGAATCTGCTGATTGAAGTCCTCGATCATATCTCGATAGTCCGAAGCATAGAGCTTATGCACATCTTTCTTCGTGGCGATCATATGGTCAACGAAGTCTCTGCCGTAATAATCCACCATCCAGAGAGTATATGAGTGAGGCGCAGTCCCATGCTTCATTGAGAAGCTGTTGCAGCCTTTGCACTGAGGATGCACATTCTCAATCTCCAACGCCCATCGGCTTGATGAACCCTTAGCGATGAAGTGCCCACCATCCATGTTTTTGTAGTGATCTACCTTGCCGCAGGTTACACAATGACAGAACCCACTGTCGTCAGCCGCTTGTAATCTAGCAAGCAACTGTATCTTTTCGAGCGCCTTTGCTCTCAGTGTTTTAGGCATTAGACAATACCGCGCTGATTAGCTTGGTTGGTTCGCTCTGCATCAAAGTAAAGCTCAGCGAGTTTGATAGAACGCTTGGCTCTTTCAACCTTGAGATTTGCTTGCTGAAGCTCTTTGTACTTTTCAAGCCAGTCTGATGTTGCTCGAAGCATTGCCTCAGCTTTTACTGCGCTCTCTCCCGCTTGCATATAAGCTAGCTTGGAAGCCGATTCCATACTCTTGAAGTTTGCTTCTAACTCGATGCATTTCTCGCTCTCGCTCTCCCATTTATTTATTCTCTCGGAGAGAGAGTTAAGAATCTTTGCTAACCGATCTTCCATATTAACCTTTCAGTCACACACCAGCCTGCGCCTGGCAATAGCACAAAAACCTCTGGCTCGCGTTTCGGGTTCCACCTGTCTGGGTGCCCCCTATGCCTAGTCAGCCAGACTAACTGTCGGCGGTGCTCGCTACTGTGTCTCGTAGTCTCCGTTGGCTACCTAAGTCATCCAACGGCATCACACCCGCTTAAAAACCCGCCTTCGATCACCTGGACGGGAACAGGCTGGAGCAGGGATTGCCTGCGATCTGGGAGTCCTGTGTCTGGGCACCTCCACAGGCAGAGGCAGGAGAGCGTGTGTTCATCACTCGGCCCGTCCGCATTCGACCACACCAGCGGGAGTGCATGAAAGGTGAAAGCACACCTTGGTCTAAACTCGCCACTGGGCCAGAAACACATCTGGCCTAATTTGATGAGGCGTGACCTTTCCTTCGGTCAACTTACTCATTCTCACGACGTAGTGCGCAGGGACTTGATTATTCCGCCACTTCTGCAACATCTGAGGGCTTACTCCCAAGCGCCTTGCAAATGCAGACTGACTATCCTCGCCGCTGCTGTCAATGATTGTTTGGTAAATGCTCTGATCCATGCGCGCAAGATACCATACACTTTTCGGCAAATAAACCTTTAGTTCATATCTTATATCGGTTAAACTTTTGGTGTAAACACTAAGGAGAAATAACGTGTTAGACCGAGCCGACGAAGATAAACACAACCCGCAAGCGCCGTGGAACTTGCCGGACGCAGACATATGCTCATGCGGTGAGCCTAAAAACTTCTGCTATGAATCACAAATTGACTACTGCCGTTATTGCGATGGTGGCGAGGTGCGAGTGATCGCTAGGGACTTCAAGCTGCACCTGTACGGTTGTGACGAATACCGTAGCCTTGAAGCTGGGCTGATCGCAGAAGTAAACACCGAGATGGATCAGTACGCCACAGAGCTAGAGCGAGAAGGCTTTACCTTCTTTGAGTACCAGTACCGAGAGGGCAAGGCGAAGATCGAGGTGCCTGCTGACTTCATCAACTCAAACCCGGCACGACAGTATTTTGTGAAACATGCTGGCTACGAGATTGGCTGCATTACCGAGGAGCGAGCATGAGTACCACATACCCTGACATCGACGTCACCGATCCCAACGAACCGGATTACGACCCAGAACCAACTGAAAAGACCGCAGAGCAGATCAGCTATGACCTCAAGATGCCGTGGCCCACAAGCGAAGTGAAGAGCAGGCAAGGCCCCGGTGGTAAGCAGTTGAGCTACATTGATGCTCGGCAAGTCATGCACCGGCTCGATAAGGTTGTAGGGCCAGAGAACTGGTCAGACGACTATAAGAGCCTCGACGGCAAGACCTGCTGCACTCTCAGTCTCTACATAGGCGGTCGATGGATCGCCAAGTCGGACGGCGCTGGTGACACCTCTATCGAGGGCGAGAAGGGCGGTTTCTCAGACTCATTCAAACGCGCAGCGGTAAAGTGGGGCATCGGCAGATACTTGTACCGCGACGGCCCTCTCATCACCCCAGAGCAGTACATCAATGGGTGGAAGCGCCCGACAGGCGTTGCAAAGACGGTGATTGACGAAGAAGGGATAGAAGTAGACGAAGGGCTAGCAACACAATACATCACTTCAATCATCCAATGTTATGAACAAGAAGACGATTGCGGCCTCACAGAGCTATGGTCTGAACTCAGTAAAAGTAACGACTTATACTTATTTGTCTGGTCTAAGCTGGACTCAAAGATAAGAAGCCATGCGAGAGACCACAATTACTTCAGATCGGAGGCATAATGGAAACCAGACAGGACGAACTGCAAGCAGAATTTGACCGCTACCACCAAGAAAACCCCAAGGTGTACGAAGCATTTAAGCGGCTGACTTTTCAACTGATAAGCGCGGGCCGTGAGAACTTCTCCGCGAGTGCAGTTGTGGAGCGCATACGGTGGGGCGTAAGCATTGGCGAATATGGCCCTGATGACTTCAAGATAAACAACAATTATCGCGCTTTCTATGCTCGATTGTTCCACATGGAACATCCTAATCACGACGGATTCTTCAGGACTCGAAAGCAGAAGTCAGCGGATGAGGATGCTACGCACCTGCCGCCACTGAAGCGCAGTTGGTTTGATGAGATGACCGATGAAACACAACAGCACCTAAACCTATTGAGGATCAGATAATGGCAGATATTGAATGGATGGACGGCTTGCGGATATTTCCGCCAAATGACAAAGCTCCTGATTTCGTGAAAGGCGACATCGTAATCAACCCAGAGCAAGCGATTGCATGGCTTAAGAAGCAGGACGGCACAGTACGACTAGAGTTGAAGACCAAGAAGAGTGACGGTTCGCTGTACGCCACTGTAAAGCAGAAGCCTCAACGTCAAGGCAGCGCAGACGATTATAGAGCGATGAAAGAAGGGTACAATACTGCCAGGCAGCAGCAAGGACGCAATCAAGACCCTCGGACTCAGACCAATGAGCAGTGGGTCAAAGACTATGGCCCAGAGCAGACGCCTATTGTGCGGGCATCATTCCCGCCCGACTTCACAGATACCGAAGACGACATACCCTTTTAGGAGAGGACATGGACGAGCGAACATTCGACAGAGCATTCCACGACTGGCTGACAATGAAGCCAAGCAAGCGCAAGGAGTGGGCCGAGCAGCGGCCTATCTACTATAAGATCTTCGGCAAAGAGTCCGAAGCTGCACTCATCAACGCTTTATGTGATTTGATGGAGAAGCCATCTCAGAACTTCTTCCCCTCTCCCGCAGAGATCAAGACTCAGCTTTACGCCAACGCTTCAAGGAACACTGAGCAGCCATCCAGCAGGCAATCAACCGACAGTGAGATGGTCGCGTCACGCTTGCTAGATCATAAGCTAGGCAAGAAGCTCTACGATGAAACAGGCGAGGCGAAGGACAGTCCCAGACCGCCAATGGTTCAGCCTTGGATTGAAGACCTAGTGAACTTTGTAATTGGGAATATTGACGATCACGCCCAGCAAGGAACGCTGGGTCTGATGGTCATTAGGAAGGAGGCAGGACTACCCGTCGGCTTCGGGTTCTGAGGGTGGCTGGTTATGGTTGATCCCTTCCTGCTGCTCTTTGATGATCTTAGCGTGGAAGGCGATGTTGTTATCCGTCTCTTGTTGCTCGATAACAAGGTTAACATTTCGCTCTTTGAGGAACGCTATACGCTTGGCCCGAATCACACCCTCTTGGGTTAGGTCTTCCTCTTCATACTTAACGCCATCAATCTCAATCATGCTCAAACCTTATCCGTTTTGGATATGCTAACCCTTTTGGTTAATCATAGAAAGTAGTGATGTTTGGTCGCACTTTGACGGGTATGCAATATGCAGTAATGTTCTCTTGGCTATAAAGACGACGCTTCTCAATCGGCTTTACAGAACCTTGTTCAAGCCACACGGCGAACTGATTGCATCGATGTAGATTGCGGAAATGAAAGTCTCCTGGCACGCGCTCGCCTTCGACCATCATTATTAAGAGGAACGCCATGATCATCGTTTACTGCCAGAAATAGTAGGAGCTAAATATAAGCGTTGGCCCTGCTATGCCGGTGATCAGAATGGCCCACAGGATTTTTTCCAACAGACTCACCCGTAGACTTGTATTACTACAATAATCGCGAAAGCAGCAATCGTTCCGCCGACTAACAGGGTCGTAAACCCCACTAAAATCTGATGCATGAGATGCTGCCTTTCCTTGGCTTTCCGAGCAATCATCTTTAGATGCGTTTGCCTGTCACGCTCTTGTTGTGCCTTCGCGGCCTTGAAATCCTCAAGGAGTTTGGGGTCTGCCACCAATAGGAGGTCATGGACATCCTTCCAATAACGCTCCTGCTGCCTACGCAATTGGCTCAATTTGAGCAAGTCGTTCTGACTAAGAGGCTTGAAGGACTTTTTTCGCTCTACCTCGAAGGTGTTTAGCCCCTCGCCAAAATCGCTAATCATCCCCATGACCGAGCTGACGTTAGCTTTTCCCTCATTGACAGCGGAGATCAGTTGATTGATCGAACTCAACGCTGCGGCGGCACCTGCGATTGATTCTATCACCATGGGGAATCACCCCATAAAAAACTGTGGAAGGGCTGCCGCAAGTATCAGCGCATAGAGGCCATAGATGAGGTTCTCAAGGTGTTTGAACTTGGCGCTACCTTCTGCCAAGCGTTCCTCTATCCGCTCATAGCGAAGAGCACACTCCCTCTCGTGAGCGTTTATTTCGTTTAGTGCTTGGTCGCCTTTATCACTCATACGGATACACTCACTCTCTGTATCGGTGCCAATGGCTGCGCCTCGATCTTGTTACCATCCTTAGTGTAGATAGTAGGAATGATGGTCTCCACAGCCTCTCTAAATGTCTCGCCTTCGGCCCCAGTGCGGAGCCTCTCTTGCTTTTGCACTGCGACCTGCTGCCAGCTTACTTGGGTCGTGCTATTGACAGGTCCGACGTCCATTACCAAGGCACACCAGAGGCTTCAGTAGGGTTCTTCTGAGCATCTATATTCGCCTGTAAG